TAGTGACTGAGTGCAAGGACCTCCCTAAACTGTGGACGAAATGAAAGAGCTCCTACAATGGATCAGGTCCGTTAGTACAATGTACACACGTGAGGCGTCCACCGATTTCGAGGAAAAACATTTTTCCAAGTTCCAACAGGCAATTGAGGAAGGCGACGTGGAGGCATACGTGTATGAGGAGGGAGGATTGAAGGGACAAGTCATTGTATTGAAGGGAGAGGATCTACATCAGGTCACCGAACGTAACCTGGTATCATTTCGAAAATTGAATAGGAGAGACAGACGTAAGTTAGATTATAAATACGGAGCACGACACGCACGTGACAAAGTACATTCACATATCGCTCACTAAGGATGGAGAAGTTATTGTTGACTACTCCAGGGGACTTGATCCTATGGATATGCTGGAAGCTCTCGGTGTCACCACACGCATGATCTACAAAAAAATAATTGAGGAAGAAGCTAGGAAAGCCAACATGGACGAGGATGCAATGGATAAGCTGGCTCGGCTTATAGCTAAACAAAAAGATCCTAAACAAAATTAATATGAGTCTACTAAGTGTACTAATTGCGATCATCATTGCTGGAGGACTTTCATACATAGTGAGAGTCCTTCCTATTGCTCAGATGTGGAAAGTTATTTCATATGCTGTCATAGCATTATTTTTCCTGGTGTGGTTGTTCAGGGCACTACGAGCAGCCGGAATTGATATGACCATCTAACGGTAGGGCTATATGGTATCAGCAATACGAAGACGATTATGTAGAGCTCTTATCGAATGGGATAGGAGCTCCGCTATTGTGCGTAAGCTGGTAAAGATGCATATGGTAGAATTAATTGTTTATTACAGAACTCAACTATAGGGCTATACTAAATGGTATTCCAGTCCCAGCATATTGAGCCAGTCACCGAATACACTACAGGTATAGTGTACTTAGTAAATAAAATGATGCTGGATAAGTATCATACTGTAGCTCACGAGGGTGGAACTCGCTCTGGAAAAACTTACAATACAATTTTATTCTTCATCGATAAAGCGATGGAGGAAGCTCTGCTACAAATTTCTGTTACGTCCCGTGACCTTCCACACTTAAGGAAGGGAGCCATGAAAGATTTCCAAGAGATCATGATGTCAAGAGGTTTATGGGAAGACGATCGTTGGAAGGAGACAGGCCATACTTATACATTCGCGAATGGAAGCTATATTGAATTTTTCGGGGCTGATGATATTGGTAAAGTCAGTGGACCCGGAAGGGACTATTTGTTTTGTAACGAAGTTAATTTCTTCAAGTACATTGTGTTCCGACAACTCGTTATTAGAACTAGGCGTGGAGTCATCGTCGACTATAATCCTATACATCCCAAACATTGGGTCTACGATAAGGTACTGACCAGAAAAAATTGTTACATGTGGCAATCCACATACCTGGATAACCTTCCCTTCCTGCCTAAAACTCAGGTAGATGAAATCCAGGCAATGGCTGAAGTGGATCCCGAGTGGGCGAGGATCTACGTATATGGCCTACGTGGGAGCCTCCAGAAAGGGCAGATCTATAAAAATTGGAATCCTATAAGTATTGCGGAATACAAGGCTATTGACGCTAAGGAAGTTTACGGAGTCGACTGGGGATATTTCCCGGATCCTAATGTTGTTGTGGGAATGAAAGCGTATAAGAATCAGAGATGGTTGAGGAAGATCCTCTATAAACAAAATATGTCCGACGAGGATTTTGTGAATGAGTTGAAGAGGATCGGATGTGATAGTAATTCTATATTCGTTGCTCCTAGTGATTCCGGTGGAAGTAAGGCTGTACAGTACATGCGGAAGCATGGCTTCCCTATCACGTATACAGTTAACCGTCCTCCAGGTAGTCTCAACGTTGGCATTAAAGCTCTACGAACTAAAGAGGTACACTATGTGATGGATAATGAATTGGATTTCGAAGTAGGAAATTATACTTACACGTTGGATAGTAACGAAGAAATAACTAGCATTCCAGTTGATAAACACAACCACTGTCTGGATGCTGCTAGGTATGTTGAGCTGTATAGGGCTTACTTATAAGGAATTGTGGAAACGCGTGAGCTCCTCAATAGTATTTGTAATACAATAAATCGTCTCGGGGCATTAGGGAAAAGAGTTTTTTATTACGTTATTGCAGAAGTAAAGGTTTTTCTTTTCTGCTGCTTTAATGATAATGGGAACTCGTCGACGGATGTGTTCCCATCTTCATATTCAGGCGGGAATAATAGTTCGGCTCCTAATTAAATTGTGGAAGTGCCGGAAATTTTTTAACAGTGGAAAAATAAAATGAATCTAACCTTAAAGACCTTCCTTCCTTTCTCGAATTTGTTTTCGGGATTAGGAGTATCCAGACACAAGGAAGGCTCCTCCGAATTTTATTTAATGCAAGGACAGCAAGTTGATCTTCCATTTAGAAATGGATTTGAACTTGCTCAGGGAATTCCTCATCTAGGATCAGTCATTGATAAGGGAGCGGAAATGTTCTCAGCTGTAAACTACAAGATCGTGCGGACCGACACGGAGGAAGAGGAAATTGTGGACAACCATAATTTAAATAAAGTTTTAGAACGGCCGAATAAACTTCAGACCTGGAAGCAGATGCTGTACATGGTGTACACGTACAAAATGATTTCCGGAGCTGCATTTTTATTTCCGGGCTTCGGTATTAAGAGGACTCCATCACGGCTGGCCTACATTTCCACAATTGACTTTGAGACTTTCACCAAGAGACCTAACTCCAATGCTAAGTCATACACCAATCCAAGTGTGGATGATCTCATTAGCAGCATAGATTTTTATTTTAAGTACACGCATCCTCTGAGTATTAAACCTTCGGAGTTGATGTGGGTGAAGGACAGGTTCGTTAATTACATTGACGATCATAGTAGAATCACTAGCCTCCAAAAAAATTTAGAGAACATCTATAAAGCACTTGTCGCACGTGGAGTGCTCATTGACAAGCGTGGAGGTATCGGCATGGTAGCGGGAAATCAAAAGGATAGTGGGATGAGCGTTCCGCTTACGCCAAACGAGAAGAAGAAATTGAGGAGAACCGTCAATGACCACAATTTAAGTCAGGGTGGAAATTCAATTATGGTTACGGATGTGCCATTGAAGTACACTCCGTTCGTATTTCCAACGCGGGAGTTATTGTTATTCGAGGAAATTGAGGATGATTTTTTTACCATCTGTGATAGGCTGGGAATTAACAGGGAGTTGTTTGATGGGAAAACTACATTCGCGAATAAAAAAATGGCTGCGACTGGAACTTATATTGATACTATACTACCTGCTTGGACTGACTTTTTTGATCTTCTTAATAAGGAACTTAATACTCATACAGAGAATATTAAAATAATTCCTAACTTCGAACACGTTGAGGCACTGCAAAAGAATGAAGTTGAGAAGTATAATGCTATTAAAATTAAATCTGATTCCTTGCTGCAAGAATATGACCGTGGTCTTATAGACGAGGATGAGTACAGGCAACAGATGGGATATGAAGCAAGGGGAGCCGGATCAGCTACAAAGCGTATAGCCTTCAAGTTGTGGGCTAAGAAATTACTTAACGGACACGCGAAGGATATTAAATTATTGCAAGATGAAAATTAAAACAGTTAAACAACATAAGCTCGAACAGCAAGCGTTATTGTGGAAAGCACCTGGACAGAAGTCTCACCGGTCACTAATGTTTAAGGACTTTCCCTCAATTATGAGTACTAAGGAAGATGCTTCCAACGGTGACACTATTGCTACAGGCTATCTAAACGCATTCGGGAATAAAGATTCCCATAAAGATATTGTGCATAAAGGAGCATTCGCAAAATCCATACAGGAAAGGGGTCCAGAGAGTAACACCCCGAGAAAAATTGCTTTCCTCTATGCACACAATATGAGCACTCCTATCGGGCAGTTTACTAAGCTGGTCGAACTGGATGCGGGATTATACTATGAGGGGAAATTGGATATGGTTCCTTTTGTTAAGGATACCGTAATGCCACAAATGAAAAGTGGTACACTTAATAATCACAGCATAGGTTACAACTACGTGTGGGAAAAGGGAGTGTACGATGAGGATAAGGATGAATACCATTGGAAGGAGTTGGAAACGTTTGAAGGAAGCGTACTGACTATGGGAAGTAACGAGATGACTCCCTTCCTTGGATTTAAAGATTTCCAATCACTGGATGCCATTAACGATTTAGCGGACAAGGCTAATATTGTATTGAGGACAATCGGGGATTATAAAAAAGAATTTGAGTTGAGGGATATATTGCAGAAGTACCAATCACTTCTTGAACATGCAGCCGAAGAAATCACTGCATGGAAAAAGAAGCCGAAGAAGATGGATGTCAAATATATTGTAGACAATTTCAAACTATAGAAAGCGCCGGAAGAAAAACCAAATTTAAAAAATCTAAAAACTAAAAAGAAAATGAATTCGAAATTGAATGTAGGTCTGAAATTGTTTTGGGTAGCATTGATACTACTCACAATTTATTGCCTTCCTTTATTTTTACCTGGGACCGAAGGTGTAGCGTTAGCTATGGCACTTCCGTTAGCTAAAGGTAAAAAGGCTGAGGAAGAAGAGGAGGAAGATGAAGATGAGGATCCAGATGTAAAGGCTCTCCTTGCTAAGGTTCGTTCCGCTGCGAAGAAAGAAGTTTCCATGCACGTGAAAGCGATCAACGCTGAAGGCGAAGAAAAAGTTAAATTAATTGTGGACAAGAAGATGGAAGTCTTCAAGGATGTTCCTATTGATAAACTTAAGAAAGCCGTTGACGATATGGAAGCTGCTAATGCGGCTATTGCTGAGTTGAAAGCTGCTGGACAAAATTCCGCTGAGAAATCAAAAGAAACTTTCTTTCAGAAAAAATTGAAGGAAGCATTTCCTGATATCGTGAAGCATCTTCGCGCTGGACAGAAAAGTTTTAAATTTGAAATTGGGGAAACAAAGGCTCCTGACTTAGTCAATTCCGCATCCTTCGGTGACCGTGTCATCTTTGGATTCCGTGAAGCTGGTGTAAGTTTCGCTGCACTACCTGAGCTGTTCATCCTGGATTTAATTCAGGTTATGGCTGGTGGTCCTGGAAGCAATCCACTGTCATGGATCGAACGTAACGTACACACACAAGCTGGACCTCCGCTAGTAGTAGCGAATCCAACTAACGTTGCGGAAAGTACTGTTAAATCTCAATTAGGTTATCAGTGGGTGGAAGGTAAAATTTCCGCTGAGACCATCGCCGCAATTGTTCCAGTCACTAAACAGGCTGTATTCAATTACCCAATGTTGGAGCAGGAAGTTCGCTTCGAATTAATTCGTAGGCTAGCTGGCGTCCTCCAAACGCAGATCATCGGTGGAACTGGTGTTTCTCCTAACTTAAAAGGTATCAACACTTATGCTACAACTTTCGCAGCTGGTGGATTTGCACTAGCCGTACAGTTGGCTAATGAGTTCGACGTATTGGTTGCAGCTGCAACACAAATCCTCCAAGCAAATTTTGTTCCTACAGCAGCATTGGTATCACACCTTAGCCGTGGACAGATGAGCACTGCTAAAACTGCGGATGGAGTTTATGCTCTCCCTCCTTTTGTAACAGCAGGTGGATTGGAAGTGTACGGTATGCGCGTCATTGGTACTAACGAAATGGCAACGGATCAATTTATTGTGGGAGATTTTACTAAGTCATTATTTAACTGGGTGGAAAACATCACAATTGAAATCGGTATGATTGATGACGACTTTGCATTGAACCAATACAGAATACGTGGTGAGCTGCAAGGAATGCACCGGATTAAGGAACATGAAAAAACTGCATTTGTAAAAGGTGACTTCTCTGTAGCGAAAGCTGCAATGGAAACTGCTTAACGGTATGGCTATACAAAGTAAACCAAAGAAGCAGCCTTATATTAAGGTCAAATATAAGGTTGACCATCCTAACGCTGGGATCAAAAAAGGCGATGTAGTTCCTATAGCTTACAAATTTTTCATGGGAGTCCCCGCACTATTGAGAGCTCAGCTCGAATTAGTGGAAGGACCCAACACCATGGAGGACTTGAAGACTAATGAAATGAATTCGTTGAAAGCACTCCACACAAAATTGGGGGAGGATCTAGAAGTCTACAAGGAACTCGAGGACGAAGAAGAAAAAGCGTCCAAGAAAAAGAAGAAATAAAAAATTCTAATTCCGATGGCAAATTTAATCGACACTACTTACTTTATTGAGGAAATAGAAATCCCCAACGCCAACCAAGATGAAATTGAGGAAGACGTTACGGGCTCCATAACTCAGTACGAGCGAGAAGTGTTGGTTTCTTTGCTCGGTTATCCGTTGTATAAGTTATTGCGGGACTCAGCATTCGTGGATGGGGATGCTTCAATATGGGATAAGCTAGTTAACGGGGATGATTTTTCTTTCACGTTGAATAGCCAGACAGTTGAATTACGGTGGGACGGCTTACGGGGATTCGAAAAGAAATCCCTCATAGCCTACTACGTGTACTACATGCATCGCCGGAAGCGAGCTAGTTACCATGCAGGTACTGGAATTGAGGTAGAAGCAGCTAGCGATAATGCTGCTCCTGCTAGTGTGTATCATAAAATGGTGGAGGTGTGGAATGAGTTTGTTAACATGTATGGGGATCCAACGGATGACTACGGATATGTAATAGATATCCCAGCTGAGTTGGATAACTACACACACCACAACAATCTGGCGTCGGCCTACAATTATTTGCTGGCCAAGAAAGCGGATTTCCCTACGTGGAAGTTCAAAAGTCAGGGAGGAGAACTAAATCGTTTTGGAATCTAATGGCTGAAGTAACCTACATAAGCAAATTCCTCAGGGTAGTATCGCTCATGCGAAAGAGCGGTACCTTTACTTCCACAATTACTATTGACACGGATGTGTATACTATTGCATCCGATGTTAAAACTTTTGTGGCTGTGAAGGACTACATCCGGTTGGAAAATGTTCCTGTTAGGGTTGTGGAAGTTGTGGACTACAAAACTTTTAAAGTTAAAGTGTTCGGTCAGACGATTGCAGCGACCGGAACATGGTACTCACTGGCTCCGTACTCAGATTTTGGTACACGGAAGATGATCGATCGCAAGCTATTGGAGAAGAATGGTGGGGAACATGCCTACAAAAAATATCCATTGATTGCA